CAATAAAAAATTCATTTTTATAAAGTAAAAAATACAATATAATAATTATTGAAACTGAAATAATAATATATTTGTATTTCATATTATAATATGAAATACAAATATATTATATTGTTGATAACAATATCAATAATTATTTTATTATTTTGTATATTTTATTCTAAAGAATCATATGAAACAATAAAAAATAAATGCGCATTTGTTATTCCTTTACACCCTAAACATTATCATTATGGATATGCAATTATTAATCAATTAGAAAATACGGATGTTGATTTGTATTTTATATTTACAAATTCAATTGAAAAAGATTTATTTGAAACAAAATTACAAAAAAATAATAATTTTAATTTCTTAATATTAGATACTTTTATTGATTTATCAATACCAGAAAAAACAAATTCATTTGTTATTATTAAAAAATTGTTTGCTGTAAAATCTTTATATGAGAAATATGATTATATTAGTTGTATAGATTCAGAAATTAAATTTATTAAAACAGATAATTTTTATGAAATGATGAAACATATAGTTGATACTAAAATAATTATTGGTGGACAAATTAATGATGGTTATATAAATGGTATAACAAGAGATTCTTTAACAAAATTAACAGAGATATCTTATCATGAAAAATTGAGAGAATTATCACACGATTTTACTATTTACACTTGGTGGTCAACTTTACCTGTTATTGATTGTAAAAATGCAAAACATTTTTTAGAATGGATTAATTTCGATAATACAACATTAGAAAATAGAATAAATTGGAATGTTTTTGATGATATCACTTATAATTTTTTCTGTATATTATTTTATGATTATAAACTTGAAATATTACATGACCATCATTTTTCTTTAGAAGGTGCAAACAGTCAAGTTACAAAACATGTCAATGAAAATATATGTAAATTATATTGGATAGCACAATCAACTTATAATGAAGAACCTTCTTATTACGATAATAATAATTTTTATGTTATCTATCATTTAGACAGATGAATTTTTTATTTTTATATTTTATATATATTATATGAAATATATTCTTTTATGTGGAGGAATTGGAAAAAGGTGTCAATATTCTCTTCCAAAACCGTTGAATTATGTACAAGGAAAACATTTGATAGAATATATAATTGAATCTATTCCAAGTGACGAAATTTATATAATTTACAATGAAGCATTAGATCAATATAATTTCAGGCAAATTGTCTTGAATAAATTCAAGTTACGTAAATTTTATTTTTCGTCCGTATCTTTTTTGACCAGAGGCGCTGTTGAAACTGCTTTGATTGGAATGAAGAAATTGCCAACAGAAAAAATCAATAATGGAGAACCTATTGTATTTATTGATAATGATAATATTCATACTTTTCCCGATTTATTGAATGATGACATCAAAACGCATTTCATTTGTTATGGAACCGATTACCAAAAAACGAATTATTCATTTATTAAAATAAATCAACACAATATCATCGATAACATCGAGGAAAAAGTCAAAATTTCAGATTTCTTTTGTTGTGGATTATATGGATTCAAACACACACAATCCTTCATTGAAATTGCAAATGAACTTATTGAACTCAATATGAAAACTAAACAAGAATTTTATTTTTCTCAATTATACAAACTATTAATTCAAAAAAGAGAACCTATAATACCGATTTTCGTTAATGAAACCAAACATCTTGGTACTTACCAAGAAATCGAACAATCACCTGTTATATCTAACAAAAAAATGCGCGTGTGTTTTGACCTAGATAATACGTTGGTTACCTATCCTGAAACTCCAGGCGATTATTCTACTGTTAAACCCATAAAAAAAATGATTGATTTACTGCATTTCTTCAGAAATCAGGGTCATGAAATCATCATTTACACTGCACGACGCATGGAGACCCATAAATCCAATGTTGGCAAAGTTGTAAAAGATATTGCAATGGTTACGTTCTCTACTTTGGAAAAATTCAATATTGAATATGACGAAATTATATTCGGAAAACCGATTGCCGATATATATATTGATGATCGTGCAATGAATCCGTATTATAACGACATTTCACTTTTCGGGTTTTTCGGACATTACAAGGAATTCATTCCAAATAAAATCGAAAATAATAAATACAATAAAATAGAGAAATTAGAGAACCTCATCAAAAAAATAGGCCCTGAAAAATATATACGAGGTGAATTATTTTTCTACCAAAATATTCCGCAAAATTTGTCGCAATATTTTCCAAAATTACTCGATTATTACCAACACGAAAAAACGAATGAAATCGAAATAAACGTGGATTTCATTAACGGAATACCTCTTTATTTTTTGTATGCAAATCAGACACTCACTACAAATATTATTGATAAATGTTTCGATTTTCTCGATAAAATTCACAACGAACCATTTCCACAAATTACAGTTTCTGATGCAAAAATAAAATCCAATTATTTCGATAAATTGAAAGAACGTTTTGAAAACAATACAACAGATTATTCTTTTGGTAATTCTCGCCAAATTTTTGATGAAGTCATAGAGAACCTGGAAAAATACTATGATCCGAAAGTGGCATCCATTATACACGGCGATTTTTGGTTCTCCAATATTTTATTGAATTATTCCAATGATGAATTAGTGTGTATCGATATGAAAGGCCAAGTCTATGGAGAACTCACACTCAATGGTGATATTTATTACGATTATGGCAAAATGTATCAATCGATTTTGGGATATGATTTGATATTGAATAAACAATCCATTAACGAAGAATATTTGCAGAAAAATAAAACGTATTTTTTGAAAAAGTGCCAACAAATAAACTTGAACCTCGATTATTTGCATTGGGTAACAAAATCCCTCATTTTTGGCACATTTTATTTCAACTCTGAAAATGTATGCAAAAATGAAATATGGGATTGGATGAATACGCACTTGTAAACGTTGCAATATTCAAAATAATGTATGAAAATAACTACGAGTTAGTTTCATAGTGGGATTTTTGTTTCCGGACTGCCGGAATCGAACCAGCGACATTTTGATTCCTATTATAACCGCTACAGTCAAATGCTCTACCAACTGAGCTAAGTCCGGTCCATATGTAATCCAATATTATTCTGTTGGTACTCTTTATATATTTTTTTTATTATTTTATTAATTTTTTCCCATACGATAACCATAAACCGATTGAAATTATGCTTCCGACAATGAATCCATTACCTGCACTTTTGAGTGATTTTTCTATAAAATAGTAAAATCCGAGAGGAAAAATAACGTACGATAAAAGAATGTAAAAGACCATTATGCCTAAAAACGTTTGTAGTTTATTCATATAGTAATTCGTTAGATTTTTATTTGGACTGCCCATGTTACTGCCCACGTTTTATTCAGAATAACTGGTAAGTAATATAAGTTGCGGTTCCCCAAGAAGTTGCGCCCCATAATGTATCGAGTGCCACTGTAGCGAGTCGCCATTTTTTCAAGAGAGAATAATTTGTCAGTTCATAGACACCATTGATGATTCCGCCCAAAAGTGCGGCTTCGAATACTGGACGTCTGGTTCTCAAAATAAAATAATAAAATGCGAATAAAATTATAGAATATGCTGCTAAAATTCCAAATGGTTTGGTAGTCATTACAACGCGTTGTACATCAATGATTTGATGACTGAAAACATTGTAATTCAGATAAATAAAGACGGCATCTAATATCAAAAAGAGAACGAATGCGAAAATGATGGCTTTTGTTTTCATTGTATTATAGTAAACGAAGAAAAAATAAAGAAATGGAATTTATCCTAAAATATGCTGCATAACTTGTTCGTGTTGTTCTCTTATTGGTATAACAGGTTGTGACTGCAACTGTTCGGCGAGCTCTAATGCTGTCGCAGTATGCGGTTCTCCAGAAGGATATATTTCTTGCAATGGATTTGTTTGTTGTGTTTGTTGTTGTTGTTGTTGCATTTGTTGTTGTTCTTCTTCACTTACGGAAACAATTGGTTTGGGTTCTGCTACTAATGTGCGAGTAATTATATCTTTATTCCGCTGTAATTGCAAGAAATGTCTCCCCAAATCACCGCTATTTGCAATGATACTAATTGTTGAATCATATGTGGCCGATAAAATAACTGATTCCACATTTTCAGCAAACTGCAAACTGTACCACCAATATGGCGGAATATAAAGCGCATAACCGGCATGAACATCGAAATCTGTGAATTTGATACGGTCAAAATCTGCACGAATTTTGTCGTTATTGTTTTCTCTTGACCAAACATTCATGGCTGTTCTGAATTCATAGTTTTCGTAATCTGTCACAGGATGCAAATATTTATTGCTTTTCCACGGCGTCATTTTCACGTGAATTCGGCCACTTGTCACAATCAAAAATCGGCGGAAATGATTATGATATTGCATTGGCATACATGTGCCAGGTGACCCAGTTATCATATCATATACTGTTTGTACTGAAAAAACGGGTTTCAAAAAATCATCTACTATGCCTATATGCAATCCCGAGTCTTGTACGAAAAATTCATTGCCATCGGTATAATATCTCGATTTAGAATCGGTAAGTGCCAACACACGATAATTACCTAATGACAAGGGAACCGAATCGACAATTTCATTGACTGGAACCGAAAAATAATCGTTGCTGTCCTTTACTTTTACCAAATATTTGTCGTATTTTTGACACAATTTGTCTAAACTATAATTCGCGTTTTCAAAAAGTTCGGGGCAACAAGGTCGAAAATCGAAAAGGGTTGGTTGTTTCAAATTACATACATCTTGCAGATCCACATTTGTAGTGTAATCTGTTTCATAAATTTCTAAATCTTCGTTTTTCTTATAATGCGCATTAATATGCACATAAAAGAAAAATAATATTATAAATATCAAAAATGTTACGAGCATACCTACAGGAAATATATATTTCATGTAGATTCTTGGAATCAATATTATACGCGATGAGATGAGATGATTATGTCATACATATATCAAAATAATCAAAACAAGATTATGTAACGGGTAAACCAGTCATTGTACTACGACTGGCAATATGTTGCCGTTCCTGTTTGTAATGCCGGATTTTAGAGAGAACATATGCTTGATCTTCCAATTCTTTTTGCTGGATTTCTTCCGGCGTTTTCTTGCTTTTATAACACGAATAAAGAACTGTAATTGAAATCACTGCAAAAATAATGAAAACACCGATATTAAGACTCCAATGATAAATAGATGCACGGTGTTGGTTACATTTTTGGAGAACATGTTGCAAATAAAATCGCGTATTATTTTCAATAAGAGATGGAATAGTTGGCGATCTGTCAATATCCATTTTGATTGATTGATTATATGAATATAGTGATTTCTGTTGGCACTTGTGGAACGAAATTTATTCAATTATTTCATACAAATTTTATATAAGCCAATATGGCTAAATAAGATGTAATTGCCAACAGTATCGATACAATCCAAATTGGAATCACTGTTTTGTGCCGATATCCGAGGCCAAACGGACGAAATGTGCCGTTGTCATCATACGCAAATGCAGGTTTTACTGTATGAAAAATGGTGAAAAGGCCTAAAAAAAGTGCGACTGCGAAGAAAACTTTATTACGAATGAGGAATTTTTTGGGAAACATCGGTCGGTCTATAATATCCATATTTTTTTTCAATATTGAATTAACCGATTAATCCACCGCCAATTTATTAATCTTCATTGAAATCGTTCTCTTCATCGTCCGAATAGTATACACCGTCATTTTCAGGTCTGTAATTACTAATGTTGAAACCTTCGTCTGCATCCGCAATGGCATCCGCATCCGCATCCGCATCCGCATCTACTACTTCATTTTCCGGCTCCACATCTTCAATCGCTAATTCCACTTGTTGTTGCAACATTTCCATACGTTCTCTATTACTCGTTGATTTATCGTATTGAAACATAGTCTTTTGTTTTCCAACATTCCATATTCCCAATCCCAATTTCTTTTTCGCATATTCGATTTTACGTTCGTCCTCTTTTTTATCGTTTCCTTTTTCGTCCAATGTAAATCTCTTCATAATACGCTCTTTCTCCTTTGTCCTTTCATTGTTCATATTACGCTCAATTTCTTCATATGTATAATCCGTGTTTTTCTTGTTGTCTTTATACATATTTATAAAAATCATCAAAAAATCGGCCACGCGTTCATCCAATGAGGATTGCTCGCCTTCATCCGCCATCATTTCGATTTCTTCTAGTTCTCCATAATCGTCCAATAATTCCTCGTCCATTTCTTGCTGTGAAATTCCGGGTACAAACGGATCTTCGCGTTCGGAAATATCAGCACGCCGTTGCGTGTTACTAGTTTGCCTCTCTTTTTGTAAAATAACGCGTTCTGATGCGGCTTTTATATACATGTAAATTGCAGTATATAGTAAATAAGTATCAATCATATGTACACACGATTTATCAAACAAGTAAAACGATTCACGGTCTTTCATTAATGAACTGAAAACTGGCATTTCGTTTATCCACATATTCAAATCAATCAAATCTGGATGAATTGTACGAATCAATTCGACAATGACTGGGTCTTCCTGGAACTTATATAATTCCTGTTGGTACTTTTGCACAGTTTTTTTCAAATCATTTTCGTCATAATACGATAAATTCCAATATCGGTGGATTCGCTCATTTTTAGAATTACCGCCATTATTATAATAATTGAGCCCCGTATTTTCGGCCTCCCTATTCAATAACAAACCCGGAAAGTAATGCGTCAAATCGTATAATGCATTTTTGAAATATTGTTGAACACGATAAAAATTGGCATCATAATAATTCTTTCCGTCAGACTTATCAATATTCCATTTATAAACATCCAATAAAAACTGCGATATTTCATTGCTGGTTCGAACATTTACTTTCCGAGATTTGTTCAAAAATGCCATAATTTTGAGATAGAGTTGACTATTTGCATTGAATAAATCGCGTTTCAATTTTGACAATAGCTTTATTTGAGGCAATTGTACCATATCGATGGCATACATTTTATCCGGATTGTAAAGTTCCAATAACTGGTGAAGAGAATCACGAATTTCTTTGTCCAAAGTACCTACATCGTCTTGATTGAATAATGTCAACACATCTTCGAAACGTCTTATTGTATTTGGAATCACTGGATTCAATAATTCAACGCCGTTTCTTTGTCTCACAATCCGCATCAAATGATTGAGATCATTCAAATCGAATCTTTTTTTCGTTTTAATAATTTTGATTTTTTCGTCAAGTGTCATTGTTGGTTTGTAATTTTCCGGCACTTCATCGAAAAATCCGCGGAATTCAATCGGTATTTTACCGCGGTCTAGACCACAATAATAAATAACGGCCGAATACAGATTTTCTTCCATAATTTCGGTATTTACGATTGGACGAGGATAATGAGAAAACGTATTTCGTAAAAATGCGGCACCTCGAATCAAATGCACTTTGTACATCATTTTCGACAATTCATAAACACTACCAACATATTGTCGAATAGGAGAACCTTGCTCTTCTGCAAAATACATGATTGCCATTTTCGACACTGTTTTCTCATTGCAACACGAATTTTGCAAATAAGGTATATTTCCACTGGTTTTCAAAAGAAGCGTTTTCGTTTTCACAATATCTTGAATCATATCTATAATTGCAAATCCGTAAAGAGCCATTTTACTTTGAATCGCAAATTCTTTATTCCACTGATCTTTATTTCCACTTCGCATAAGGCTCCAATATTCTTTGACAAAACCGCTACTAATTGGTTCTAATTTGATGTCGATTTCTATAAGCGGCGGCATAAATTGTCGCCATTTTTCGACGCGATGTTCGTCTGGAATATCCTGGTGGTCCAATGATAGTTCCAAATATTCACGTTTCAAATCATACAAGGCAATGATCATGGGATCTTCCATCAAAAATGTTTTTATCAATACTTTCATTTGATCTCGCATCATATTCGGCCCGGTCTTGTAAATAGAGCTCCATGGTTTTATATCTGCCGACGAAATACCCTTTAGAATACACGCCATATATTCGATTCCGCGCAGGTTCTCTTCTCCATTCAATGGAAATCCATCAAAAGAAAGAACACAACCCGGAAATGTTTTATTTCCTTTAAATGAAGGTGTCGATGTCTGAATGATGACAAAGAGAACCGATGTTACAATTTGTATGACTTTTTTATTCCGCATTTTTTCATATGAAATCGATTTGATACCTTTTTTATCTTCTTCTTCTTTGCTTTTTTTTTCATACAAAGATTTATTTGGTATAATTTTATCATTTGAAATGAATTTTGCGGATAATTGATTGACCTTTTCCCAAACTTCTTCGGAAAAAGGCGCGATTTTCGAAGAAATCGCCGCATATATCTTGTATATTTCCTCCGATAGCAAGTTCTCGAATACGCGCTCTTTTTTTCCGGCAAGTTTATTGCGAACAATCGAGCCAACATCCCTTTCAATCACTGAACTCGTTACAATTCTGAACCCCGTATCTGTATATTGGTCCTCCTGTACATTGTCTATTTTCTTGATAACTTCGCGTGTATAACGGTCATATATGAATCCGTCTTCTTCTTCGCCTTGTAAATTAATAATCATGTTCAATTTATTGGCATATGCGTCTTGCCCAAAATGCACAAATGTATTTGCCAATTGATACACAAATGAAGGAATCAATTTACTGTTAGTACTTACACAATATTTCCAATAAGGGTCTTCATCGCGTTCTCCTACCATAGGTTCTCTGCAAAATTTTTCCACAAATTTCACAATATTCACTTGTTTTTCAATGAAATCTTTTTGACCATAAATTTTTTGAAGCAATGGCATTCTTGGACTCATAATAGTATCTACATGTTGCGCTCTTGAACCCATATAAAATGCCAACGTATTCGATTTTTCACGCTGAATATCTCGCAAAGTTTGCAGTCTTGATACTAGACGCGTTTGTTTATTAATTTTCGATATCAATATTTGTTCCAAAGACTCGAGAGAAATGTCATATCTGCGCTCAAATTCTTTGACTACTTTATTACGTTCCAAATTATAGAAATAACTGGGACCAAATTCGCATGCTTTATCGACAGAGTCATCCACTTTATTACATTTCAACGATTTCAAATTGCAGAAAAGAGAACTTGAATCTAAAAACGACATTTCATCCAAAGATTTGTCAGCAACCCATTGATCATTTTTGCGAATATAATATGTATATTTTGTACGCGCTTGAGATTCAATTTCGGATTCAGCAGAATCGGCATCGGTATCAGCATCGGCATCTTTTGGTAATTTGGGTGCAAGTTCTAATACGGCATATTGCCCTTCTTTCACCAGTTTTTTGCCTGCAATCAATATTTCCGCAAGTTCTACCGATTTTTCGCGGACGATTCCGTGTTTCTGCACGAGATTTTCAGACAAAAATTCGACAAATTTCGATTCATCCACCATTTGATTTTTTTCCTTTTCGTATTTTTTCAAAATACTGTAATTTGTTTCGTCATAATCCTTGTCAAAAAATATTTGGTCATTGCCATTATCTTTGAGCAAATCGTCTATTTTGACATATTTTTTTGCGAGAACCTGTATTCCACAGTTACGCGATGATTTACCGTCTTCATCGGTCCAATCATTTTCGGTCGATTCAGTGTCCAAAATCGAATTCGGTGTTACCAAGTAAATCATCATAGATTGCATGAGAAGTGCAAAAAGTTCGGCATCATCCGTTGTCAAAATTTTGTGCAATGTTTCGTCACTTGTTTTGATAGCGCCGAATTTGTATCCGACATCCATCAAATCTGCAAGTTCTCTTTTTTCCGAAAATATATTTGGGATTAGTTCTGGTAATTTGGAAACTTGATATTTGTAGTTTTTATAATCACTGAATTCTTTTATTTTTTCTTGGAGAACCTTTTTTAATTCTATAATCTGCTGTTTTATCATATATCGAATTTCTTTGTATTGCGTATAAGAAATATCTTTATCATAAATCATAAAGGGTTCCAACATGGATACAATGCTCTGAAACGAGTATTTATTATTTATGTTGGCATTTTTGTCGGTTTGTGAGCTCAAAAAACGTATACATGTCCATATATTTGGCAAAACAACTTGCATAAATTTATGGAATTTATCTTCATCCTCCAACAGATTATGATTCAATAAATATTGTGTGATGGTTGTCAAATATCGAAATCCTTTTTTTTCGTTGTCTTTCTCTTTGTCTTTGTCTTTGTCTTTCTCTTTTTCAAACGCGAGTTCTTTGCTGAAATCGTTGATTTGCACTTTTTCGACTTGCGTTCTCTTATTCAAAAAGAAAGATGGCAAGTAATTCAATGTTGATAGTTGGACACGGTCGGATAAAAATGTGCCGGGTAAAAAAGCGCGCGAATATCGGATAACAGGCATTGGCAATGTAAGTAATGATTGAAACGTGAGTTCATCGACTCTTGTAAGAGGTTTTTGAACGTAATGATTATTGTCATTATATCGCAGTTCTTTGGTCATGTAGTATAATGGGGTTGTATACGTTTGTTTAGAAAAACGGTGACTTTTCAATACGTTATCTGAAATAGAGCTACTGTAAATATTGGCATTATTTTCGACAAAAGCTTCTGTGGTAATACCAACAGGTATTTTCTTTAAAAATGTGTCTTCGTTCAATGGTGTTTTAATGGGCGTCATATAAGTCGCATTAAGTTGCCTGTAAAAATTTAGATATTTATTTTGTTCACTTGATGCATTGTAATACAAATCGTTCATCATATTTTGCTCATCGTATATAATAGTATCTTGGTCGTACTTTTCGACATCGTCTTGGTCTAAAAATCGGCGTTCTCTATCTTCATACATATTTTTCACAGTAGATACAATTGGCACAATCCACGGTAATTTAGTGTTCATTTTTGTCATATGTTGAATGAGGGGTTTGTGTGTTGTAGGATCCGTTTTTTTGAGCCATTTTATATTTCCTGCGTCGTCAAATTCGGAATACATTTCGCGCAATTCTTTGTAACGCTCAACCAATATATGAATTCGTGTCATGAATTGATTGGTTCTCGCGGAATAAGGAACCGTCGAAAGCAATTCGTCCATATAACTGTTGACTTGTACGTCAATATTGTATCGTTTTTTGTTTTCAGCGACCTCAACAAATTGCTCGACAACGTCCAAATATTCGCCGAAAATAATACCGGTTCTCTTTGGCTGTGTTTTGCGGAATTCTTCGCGCAATGCGGTTTTTATATTGACATCTGGTTCTACGCCTTCCGGAATATGGATGATGGACTCGCCACTGGGCAAATAATCTTGTGTAGGTTCATTTGAATCTTGGTCTGGTAATAAAAATTCTTCTTCGCCTTCGTATTCTTGCGCAACTTGTTCTCGTAATATAGAAAGTGATGAAGAATTTTTGAGTGTTGCTGGTTTCTCACGAATGACAAATTTTTCTATAGGTATATCTTCCGGAATTCCGCGATAAGCGAAATCAATATATAGAATTTTGAGAGCAGGATATGTTGTCAATTCAATTTGATCTTCTTCTAAATCAGTGATTTCTGCAGTGATGGTTGGCATTTTATCAAAATGAATATCGATCCATACGCCGGTGACAAGGCCTTTTTGTCGTGCATATCCTGGGACTTTGCTTCTGTCTAATAAATACACTGCAATTATGGATTCGTCTGTGAAGCCGGTACTATCAGGACGAACAGTGAGTTCATAAAAATCATTTGTATTTATGTTTAATAATTTGACTTTGTGTTCGTCGATATAATTAATGAAAAACATGACTTCATGATATTCGAGATTAGATGGTGATACGAGTTGAATAATGTCACCGTATTCTAGGTCGATTTTATCTTGTGCTTGTTGTTGTAAATCGTTTCCATTTCCACTAGAGTTTTCTTCCATATTTGTTTCATCTTCTAATTTTTCTTCAACAAAGTCAGACATATTTTGACTCATATTATATTCTTTTATTATATTTGTTTATAATTTTTATGAATTATAAACACAAAATACACAAAATATGAAGGTATAAATATTCAATAGTATAAATATATATATGAATATATAACCTAAACGTTTCAAAATTTATATAAACAAACTTTACAAGTTATCTCGTTTATTTTGAATACAGAGTTTTCTTTTCAGAAAAGTGTCTTTGAATTCTTTCGTCAAGATACATCCGTCTTTATTTTTACGCGTTCCTTTGGGACATTTTGCACCAGTACCAACAGGAACAATTATATCTTGTGGGTAATCTCTTTTTAATTGCGCTAGCGTTTTCTTTGGACTGGCTTTCGCTTTTTGCGCGTCGTCTTCTTGTAATGGTTCTTGTGCTTTTTTCGTTCTAGGTTTTCGCGTATTTGGTTTGATTTGTTCTTTTGGTACGTCAATTATTTTCGCTTTATATGTTCTCGGTTTTCTTACTTTTTTTGGTTCGGCGGTTTTTGCGAGTTTGTCTCCGTCTTCAATCATTTCTGCGGCTGCAACAATTGGAAAAGATTCTGTTGGTACTTTGTCTCTTTTTTTTGCACGAGTTTTTTTTTCAACTGGTGATTTTTTTTTAGTGATCCGAATGCGTACTTTTTTGGGAGTAGAAGCAGGAGCAGGAGGAGCAGGAGCAGGAGCAGCAGCAGGAGCAGCTTCTGGGTCTGAAGTAACTAAAGGTCTTTCTTTTTTCAATATAGTACGAATAGCTACCAAATTTTCGAAAAATACAGGTTGAGAACCTCTTGTATAATGCATTAATTTAGCGTCTTTTGTTAATAAAAGAACTTGCGTCAAATCCGCATTTTGCGTAAATTTCGCGTATTGTGCATCGTACATTTCTTTGTTATCGCGTCCATTTATAAAAAAATCGGCGTCTATTTTCACATTTTTTGGTCTAAACAATTTGCCATCTATTTTTCCGGTTTTTCCACCAGCACCTTTTGCCATTGCAGAATCTTTCGATAATGCGCTCCCAGAATCTAACGAAAATTGCAAATAAAAGTCGGGGTTCTCTTTTTTGAATTTACTACCTTGATAATAATGTTCTACTGATAACCAACGATGTCCATATAAATTGAATTCGGCTACCCAGAAATTCGACAACATTTTACGCCAATCTTTTATTTTTGATAATTCCGCATATTCCGGTTTTTTTGATTCCATCATTTTTTCACCTGAACCGTAACCTGGCGGTTTATCGGCCGATTTTGAATAAAACATAAAAACAATATTTTCATCCATACTCTTTATATTATGCAGACAATTTTTCTAAACCAAAGGTATTTATCATTCGTATATATCTTTTTCATTCCAATATTCAGTATAATGTTTTGTTCCTGGTAATTTACTCAATTCATCTCTATAACCTTCGTAACAAGAAATAACAACTTCACCATTTTCATCTAATATATTGAAAAATCCTTCACTTCCCATATGTAATTTATATTCGACATCGTTATATTTTGAACGTATAATGTATCCTAATAAACAAGGACCTGTTGGATATAAGAAATTTTCACCATAGTATTTGTCTTTGTAATTTCGTTCAATTTGATTAATACAATCCAAAAATATAGGATTATTTTTTTTACAAATTATAAAACCATTATTACACCCTCTTTTACATGAATCTGGATACCAATCTGGATCCTTTACAAATATTTCGCCGCCGTATTTATTGATTAATTCGCTCAATTTAACATGTAATTTAATTTTAACATCCATATATACTCCACCATGAATATACAATATACAATATCGAAATAAATCGGCTTTATATGCACCCGGTTTCAACTTATCGAATACATCAACAATATTTTGCTCGAAATTATCTGATATAAATTGTCTACACATATCGTTGTCATAAACGTAAAAATTGAATTCCGGATTATTTGCAATATTATCTTGCAAAGTTTGTTCCATTTTCGGAGGCAAATCTTTCTTAATAAATGTAATAAATGTCAAAAATACATTTGTAGGTATTTCATTAATTGTTTCTGTCTGTATTGGACGTAAATTTTCGAATTTTTCAGTTCTAGGTTTCTGTGTTTCCAAGTAATAATGATAGAACAAAAAAATGAAAAAAAATACTGAAAATAAAATAATTAATAATTTGAAATTGTATTTTTTCATATATAAAATATGAAAACATATTATAAATATAATATAATTTTTACATATAATTATCGATCAATAATAAAATATCACTTGATAAAACAGAAACAGTATTATGCAAAATAGAATCCAGGTTTTCAACATGAACTATCCATTCAAATGGAATACTCACTTCAGTTTTTTTACTTCCTTCATTATCAACGGCATATAAAATAATAATTGTTTGATTAGTTTGCTTATTATTTATAATTGATTTTATATTTGCACGTATATTTCTTGTAGAAGGAGAACCTTTATTTCTAATATGAAATGTGTATCTTTGGTCGATATACAAATTGTCTCTTTGTACTTTTTCTATTTCGATTTCGTCCATTTCGATTTCGTCCATTTCGATTTTGTCTATTTCAATTTCGTCCATTAATAAATTATAAATAATATCATAACTTATTAATATTTTTTCGTCAATTTTTATAGCATCAACCATACAAATGAAAAATATGCGAATATTTAATTTCCATCATCATAATCAAATCCTCCGCCAAAACCGCCTTATTCAATTTCAATAATTCGGCACCTTCCAAAATAAAATCTTTCGATTTATTCACGATATATTCCGCACATACATATGCATCTTGAATCAATTGCGCAATTTCATTGTCAATCAACTCCTTGTATTTCTCACTATTCTTTGGATAAATAATTTTGTCACCAAGACCATAGTATAATATCATTTTCTCCGCCAATTTAAGCGCCTCCTCAAAATCATTGATTGCCCCCGTTGTCACTGAAACCCCGTAAAACGCCTCTTCCGCAATTCTCCCAGAAAGCAAAATCATCAAATGTTCGAAAAGAGCCTCGCGAGTATAAATATTACTGTTGGCACTTTCAAAAATAGTATACGCAGGCGATTTCGGCGAAGATAAATTGATGACTACTTTCGTAACTCTCGAATGATGCTTACACACCAATCCGACAACTACATGACCTAATTCATGAATTGCAATATGATCAATAATATCACTCGTGAACGCATGGTCATTCGGCTGCCACCCAGCAAGCATTTTATTGAAAACAATATCCAAATCCATATTTGTAAATAATTCGCGATCACATCGCAATGCATTCAGCATCGCTTCATTAAGCAAATTCTCAATCTGCGCACCAGAGAACCCACTGCTAATCTCTACAATTGTCTGTATATCCACTGATTTTTCTGCTGGTTTTCCCTTAATATACATTTCAATAATTTCTTTGCGCGTTTTTTCATCTGGATTTCCAATATAAATACGTTTATCAATACGTCCAGGACGCAAAAGAGCAGGGTCCAATAAATCCGCACGATTCGTCGCACCAACCACGAAAACTCCATTGGAATTCTTGAATCCATCTAATGCTACCAACAATTCATTCAATGTATTATCGCGTTCTGCAGAACTGGATTCACCGTCATTGGCCCTGGATCTACCGAGAGCATCTATTTCATCAATGAAAACAATACACGGCGAGTTTTTCTTTGCAAGTTGGAAAAGTTCGCGAATACGTGCGGAACCTACTCCCACATACTTTTCCTGGAATTCCGAGCCCGATACAGTTATGAAAGAAGTATTTGCCTCACCCGCCAACGCTTTTGCCAACAGGGTCTTTCCATTACCTGGCGGCCCTTCCAATACAAGACCTTTTGGTACTCTCACATTATATTTCTGATATTTCGTATAATTTTTCAACATATCTATACATTGATTGAGTTCCGTTTTAATAGAATCGTATCCACCAACGTCTTTGAATGAATACGGATTCTTTGTAGTAACGTGAAAATTTTTGGATTTACGACGCTTTATACGCGGATCATCTCCTTGATAATATTCATCATCGTCGTCGTCAAAATTCTTTCTTCCATTATCGTCATCGTCATCGTCATGATTACCATTAACAAAAATAGAACCATCAAATGGCGATAAAATATTCTTATTCATTATAATTCTAATTCTCGGTTGTTTATTAGTTGTAATATTATTTTCATTACCAGTTTCATTTATAAATTGAATATTTTCTCTTGGTAAATATTTCAAAAATTCGTAAAGTGAATTGTCTTCTGTTTTACCCAAAATTTCCTCATTTTGTTGCGTAAAATTTTGCGAATTGAGTCGTTTTATATAATTCTCATAATATTTTCGCGAAAATGGATAATCTTTATTTGAATTCAAATTCAAATTCAAAAAATGATTCCGAAATGGAGAATGAAATCCAATGACAGTACCAACAGAATATAATAATATTAATGTACGTGACAGGATATACATATTATATTGTGTACAATATGTATATATTTAACTTCTTTTTACAATAAATTGATGAATAAATTATAACAATAAATAATATTAAAAATCCGACGAAAATTCAAAGACGTCCACGTCCTTGTCTACCGATTTATTCGCCAATGAATATTCTGAATTTGTACGTTCAAAGAAATTCACCTTGGATTCAATACTAATAAGCTCCATAAAATCGAATGGATTCGAAGAATTGAACATTTTGTCGTAACCCAATTGCAAAAGCATTCTGTCGGCAACAAACTCAATATATTGCGTCATTAATTTCGTATTCATACCAATGAGTCTGCACGGAATAGCATCAGTAATGAATTCCTTCTCTATCTCAACCGCGTCTTTTATTATTTCATATACGCGTTTTTTTTGCAATTTTTTCTGCAGTTTTTTGTAAAGAAGAATTGCAAACTCGCAGTGCATTGCTTCATCGCGACTAATAAATTCGTTGCTTAATGTGAGTCCGGGCATAAGACCGCGTTTCTTGATCCAATAAATAGCGGCGAACGATGAACTGAAAAATATGCCTTCAACCACTGCAAATGCCACCAACCGCGCAGCAAAAGAACTGCGGTTGTCGGTTATCCAACGCTTCGCCCAATTTGCCTTTTTCGCAATACATGGGAAATTCTGTACCGCTTGAAACATCTTCATTTGTTCATCGCGATCCTTGATAAACGTGTCAATCATTAGACTATATGTCTCACTATGAATATTTTCCATCGCTATCTGAAAGCCGTAGAATGCACGTGCCTCTGCCAATTGCACATCATTCATAAAACGAACGGCCAAATTTTCTACAATAATTCCATCACTCGCTGCAAAGAACCCGAGTACCATTGATATAAAATATTTTTCATCAGCAGATAATTTCGCCCAATCAACCAAATCTTTGGAGAAATCAATTTCTTCTGCACGCCAAAAGCAGTCAATTTGCTTCTTGTACATTTTCCAAATATCATTGTCTTGGATGGGAAACATAACATACCGATTATCATTGGGTTTCAACAGGATATCAGTTTGCGAAATATTTTCTGTTGGCATGTGAATAGAAGTTGTAGAAAGTTCGGCCATTATCCTAAATAATATATACCGGCTATTTTTATCCTTTTTTATTTATTGATTTTCTGAAAAATAAAATTGAATGAAATAATCGGGGGTTTTGAAGACAATAAAATAAATGTCGAATATGCAAGAAACAATCGTTTATTTTGAAAATCACAAGAGTTATCGCGGGCAAAAATATGTAATAACTTTTCCAGACGAATGGATTTTGAATGAATTACCGGATTCAGGACGCGATTGTGGGAATTGCAAATGGTATGGATCCTGGCGCGGTTTAATGTTGGGATATTGTTCAAATTGCGCAAAATACGTTTATTGTTGTGAACGTGGTCTAGGATTTGTAGGTTATGGTGTGGAAGAAATTCACGATTGGGAAAATAACCCTATAACAGCACCTACAGCAGCTACATTAACATATCTTTTGGATATTGATTTGGAAAAAATTGGCGACATAAATGAAAATCCAGAAGATACAATGGAGAACCATCTCAAACAAAACGACGAAGAAATGGGCAAAATTTATGAAGATTTAGAGCAAGAAGCGAAAGATGAAATCAGGAATTACTATGACTGGATGAATTAATGGATGAATTAATGGAACAATTAATGGATGAATTAATGGAACAATTAACGTCTTTGCATATTATATAAAAATAAATCAATGTCTTCACAATCACATTGTATATCACCATATTTAGCTCAATACAAAGATATTATTGGAAAACCGGGTGAAGGATTACGTAGTTACCGAATATTTGACATAGCTATACTCGATTGCACAGTCACTATTTTAGCAGGTTTCGCAATTTCTTATTATTGGGGTTTCAAATTATGGAAAGTTTTAGTCATTTTGTTTGTATCTGGCATTTTTTTTCATAAATTATTTTGTGTGCGAAGTGGAATTGACAAATTATTATTTCCATAATTTTTTACAGAAGTAAAAAATCATGTCATAAAAGAAAAGTTGGTGTATTATAATGAATAAAACTGCAGTACTACCAAAAAACCAGGATGTTCAACAACAACAGAAAAATGGAAAGCATCGTTTGCGTAAAATGAAAAAAGTCAATGAAAAAGAACTTCTTGGTATTTATTTCGCAGATTGTCAAGACTCACACGATTTACCTGTACAACAACAATACCAACAACAACAACAATATTTATCACAAAGAGAACGCGCAAATATTGAACAAAAATTTACAAAACCTAAAAATATGCATCAAGAACAGTATGTAAATATGCTGAAACAAAAACAGAAAAAAATCATTGTTGTTGCTGGACCTGCAGGAACAGGTAAAACACTATTTGCAACAGAACACGGTATTCAAAATTTCATGTTGGGAATATATGAAAGACTTGTATTTACACGGCCATCTGTTTCTGTAGATGAAGACATTGGATATTTACCAGGTTCTCTAGAAGACAAAATGGCACCATGGATAAGGCCTATATACGATATTTTATATCAACATATGGCTCCATATGAAGTTCAAAAATGCATTGAAGAAAAAACAATTGAAATAGCGCCTTTAGGATTTATGCGCGGGAGAACATTCAAAAATACGTGGATAGTCGCAGATGAAATGCAGAATTCGAGTATTAGTCAAATGAAAATGCTTCTTACACGTTTAGGTGAAAATAGCCGGGTCGTGGTAACAGGGGATTTAGACCAACATGATCGCGCAGGTGAAATAAATGGACTGGAAGATTTTTTGAATAAATTTCGCGGAAAAAGATCGTCAAGTATTTCCAGTTTTGAATTTGAAAAAAACGATATCCAACGTGAAGAAGTTGTGAAAGAAGTACTTGATATATATTCAAGTGAAAATGTGCCAACTTATTACATGGATAAAAATAATCAAAATAATCAAGAAGATGAAAAACATCATACAAAAGAAAATGTATGAATAGAATATACATGTTTAGTAAATTTTTAAAAAAAAATAAAAATTATCTTGATTCTAAATCTAAATATCACATATTACACAATGTGTATTTGTTGTATTTGATTTTTATTATTGCACTTGGATATATTTTTTATATTTTGCAATTGAGAGATTTTTATTCAGCTACAATATTTCTTGGTGTTGGAATTTTAACATCTTTTTTTAGTAAAAATATGATTGTCATATTGAGTATTGCAATTATTACAACCCATATATTTAAATATGGCTCAAATTGGAAAGAGGGATTTGAATCACCTGATATAGACGGAGAACCTGTGAATTCAGATGATGAAATATTACCTATAGAAAATGATAATGAATTAATAGAAATGCAAATTGAAGAACCAAATCAAGAAGATAATTTATATTTAGACGACAAAAAAGATAAAAAAGATGACAAAAAAGATGACAAAAAAGATGACAAAAAAGATAAAAAAGACAACAAAAAAGACAACAAAAAAGACGACAAATTAAAAAAATTAGAAAAATTAGAAAAAACAACAAACCCTGACAATATACATAAGTTATTGGACAAACAATCAATTTTGATGAATCAATTGAATGACTACAAACCATTATTGAATAGTATTCAAAATATTTCTAAAAATTTGGGGCTAGACATATCACCAGACGAATAATTATTTTCATTGTATATTATAGTTTAATACATTAATAATATGGGTTTTTTTAGTTTTATGAATTCAATAGGAAATGTATTTAGAAGTATTGGTAGTATTGGTTCAACTGTAACCAACATAATAAATAGTGTGAAAACTTTGATTCGATGTTTAATGGCTTTTTTTACATTTATATCAGTGTTTTTCAGTTATTGTGGAAATTTTACAATATGGATTTTTACTTATTTGTTGCCTTGGGTTGGACAGTATCTTGAATGTGCTTTTCAAAAAATTATTTCTCTACCAAAATGTTTTTTTTGGTATTCATTGGATTGTATTGCATGGGTATTTTATCTTCCATTTCGCATGCTTTTTTGGTCGCTTGGGATGGAAGAATTTATACATGATTATTTCTGGTGTTTGTTAGAAGATATGGATAAGTTCATACATGATGAAGATGGATTGAATACAGGGGTTCATATTATTCATTTTCCCGATTCTGTTATGAATAAATGCTATTATTGTGACATCAAACCAATCAAAAAAAAAATGCCCACTACATGTAATTTGACCAAAAAATATAAATTATTCATAAATTGTCGAAATAGTAATGATTTGAAAAAATGTAGTAGTGCAAAGATAGATGATTTCTTTGAACAACCAGATGAAGATAAAACAAGTTCTGCAAATTTCGATTAAATATTTTATTTTATATAATTTTTTATGTAAAATAATAAAAATATTATACTATATTCGTATAATCAGGAATATTATCAATATCAATAATGTTGGCACTTTTTTTATATTTGTACAAAAAATTACAAAATGGAGATAATTCTAATTGTGCTTCAGGAGTATGTTTATGCACTAAACGCGCAATCATTTTATATAATTTGAAACCAGGATAACGTTCTTCGCCATTTTTTTTATACAAAATATTACAATCTTTATCGTCCATTGTCCATCGGTAGACAGTGCGTTGGAAAGAATCCATTTTCTTTTTATTTGGTTCTTTTTCATCTTCGAAAATAAAATCATAAAGTGACGTTCCTAATCTACATAAATCGAACGCGAAATTTGGTTCTAATCTGGCTTTCTTTTCATTGAAATATGGTTCGCAATTATATTGCGTACATGCATCACCATCTGGTGCAAAACTATCACTGCAAAATGTTTTACCGCCGAATTTATAAATAGATCTTCCGAAATCAATAATTTTAAAAATTTTTCCAAATGTAGGAA